CCATAATTTGAGAGCCTTGTCTACACCGAACTCCATCACATCCATAGCGAACTGATAGGTACAGCACCACGGCTGATTCTGGCAGCCTTCCAATCCGGCATTTTCCACGATAGAACTGAATATCTGGTGGTTCTCTCCCGTCTCTTCATACGGGATCTGCGCCATCTGCCATTCGCGATTTATCAAATTCTGAAGCGTGCCACTCATTTTCTCTCCTTCCTTCTTGTATCCGAACGGATCGCTGTTAGCTGTCGGGAAACAGTAGAAGGTATACGTGCTCCCGTAACGGTTCTTTATGACCGTCTTGTCCCTCTTGTAGTCCGACCTGATTACTATTCCGCCCGTGCTTATGCTCACGATATCACTGAAACAGTCATGCTCGTTTATGTGCTTCGGTAGCGTCCTGAGACCTTCGCAGAGGACGTATTTCGTATAGAGGCGATAAACACTGCCCGCGTTCCCGTTGTCCATCCAGTGAGCCGCACGCGAGAACCATCCGGATTTTCGGACATATTCATACAGCGTCTTGTACTTGCTCTGCTGCTCAAATCGATTCGCCATCAAAGACAATTCCGCGCAAGCTCCGTCAATACTCCCCTGCTCCTGTAATGCAAGATTTGCCAATCCTTCAATCTCATCTTCTGTGAGATCATACTTTTTATACATTTATACCTCCTACACAAAACGGCATGAGTTACCTCATGCCGCTCACTGTATTATTCCTGCTCTGTCTTATTCTGGAGCACTTCCAGCGCATTGCTCAATGCTTTGGGATATGTGATTCCCATGAGACCTGCATTTTCCAGTATCGACAATATCTCATTGACGACAAATGCAATTACTACAGCATTCCTCACATAATTAATCTCAAGCATCAGATCGAGCCGATATGATACCGCAACAATTGCCAGCATCATAATCTTTTTCAGGATTCCCTTGAAAGCCGCATGACTGTCAAGCTTCCCGCTCTCGCTTTTCTTGCTTTCATGGTATACTCCGGCAACGATCATTCCGGTAATATAGTCAATTCCCATGCAGATCAGGAGAGTTACTACTGATTCATCCCATCCGCCCAGGGCCGTCGCGATTGCTCCGCCGACGATTCCGCAGACTGTCAGGAATCCGCTTTTACCAAGTACTGCTAAGATGTTTGTGTTCATTGGTTTTATCCTCCTTTCACAATTTCCTTAAGCATAGCACTTGTTTTCATGCGTTTTTTCGCCCCGTTTTTACTGCATATACTTCTGATGGTCAGCCTTAACTTTATCCTTTGCTACATGAGCATATCTCATTTGTGAAAAATTGCGCCCGCGCAATCGGGAAATTAATTCAAATATTTTTCTAAAAAGTTGCAAGCAGTGCAAATTGATATCAATTTGCTTTCGGGAGAACCCGAACCCCGACCGCTATGCGGAACTTAATAAATGAAAAATAAAAAGGGACTTAAAGTCCCTTTTTTAGTCCCTAAATGCCCGTTTAGTTTAGTATCTCGCTGTATTCGGTGGGTCTATCTGGCTTATTGTATAGTTCGCAACTAAACTATGTCCTGCCGCATTAGGATGCAATCCTGTGTGATTTTCTGTCGAATAATCGCCCATGTAAACATCCATGTTCTGATATGTCAATCCGCACTTAGACAGGTCAAGTATTTTTATTCCGAACAGATTAGCCATATCCCTGATAGCTGTATTATAGTCCGAAAGCAGTACCCCCGAATCATTCTTTTCCGGGAATCCTACCGTTCCGTTCATCTCGTCATACGGCAAAGTACACACCCATACTTCCGATTGCTTGTATTTCGTCAGTATTTTATTGAGCATGATTGCATATGCTTCTCTGAACGTGTTCGTTGCTGTTGGAAAATCCCCACTTCCGTCATATGTTCCGAGTGCCGTTTCGTTGTTGAAGTCGTTTATTCCCATCCAAACAATGATTATATCTGGATTTTCTCCGAGATTCTGACACCTCGTCATACATCCTGCCGACTCGGTACTGCCTGTGGTGGACACTCTCGACCCGCTCCATGAATTATTAATGTCCAAAACCATCCCTGTCGCGTCAATGAGTTTCTTCCACCACGTTGCTCCAACAGTCTGCACATCATATCGCGGATAAAACACTGCATTACCAGACGGTATATATCCCGAAAACGTGCTTATCGAATCTCCAAGGATTGACAGCTTTTTCCCATTACGAACGGATTTCGTTAAATTATTTCCATCTATATCGTATAATCCCATGATATCAACCTCTTATAGTATATACATTCATACCAAGTGAACGACTATTCTTTATGAATTTATTGCTGTTGTAATTTGAAGAGTAGAACCCCTTGTCTACCCCATTTTCGCCATAATTCCAAAAAGCGGAATCATCACCACCAATTAAAGAATTCTCTCCAAAAGTAAGGCTTTCTCCATCTAAAAGCGTTATTGGGTCAATCTTGATTTTTTGCAGGCCTGTTGTCGGCACATTTATAGTCGTTATTGCCGACCAGTTAGTCTGAATGTCAAACGCTTTCCCGTCAGATAATGGCGCGGTGTATTTTCCTATGGTCAGTTTTCCTGCCACAACAAAATTCGTTTCTATCGCGCTTATCCTTCTGGAATAGTCGTACTGATACTGGTCTGTTCCACAAATGAATGGAGATACATGATAGGCGACACGTGTTGCATTATTAGCATCATAGCCGCTTATCCATTTTGTTTCTGCGTATGCAGGTACATTGACCGTTGTGGTTTTCTCTCTATATGTAACAGTCAATACGCTTGTTCCGTCTATAAGACTTCCGCTTAATGTATAGTCCGTTACAACAATTCTTGCTCCATTTTCAACCAACGCTGTCACAAGTAAATACTGCTTAACTGTACTTAATGGTGTATCTGTAAAAATAATGGTGGTTCCGCCTTTGAATGTAGCAGATATTGACACAATGTTTATGTCATATAGAGATGCTTCGAGGAGATTGTAGTAATTAACACCGTCCGTTTCTTTCCATGCTACGTTGCGAAAACAAGCAAGTAAAGCAGATTTTTGAGCGTCTGTAAGGCCTCCCAAATCTCCTATTGAATCATTTATGACGTCTACGGTGTTTTGCAATTCGTTTAAAGATCCATTTAGTTCATCAAGTGCGCCCTTCACGACCTTGTTCTGTACCGGGTTTGTCGAGCTATCCGAGAGTGCGCTGTCTACTGTGATCTGCACCGGCTCGGCCAGCCTGTCAAGAGGCAGTGACCCCTGCTGTATCTTACTTCCAGGCAGGCTGTTGTCGTCAATAACCGTTGCCGGGATCGGGAGCAAGTTATCATCAATCGCCTCCTGCAAGGCCGCGGCGAATGCATCCTCCCTGAGAGATGCGCTGTCTACATCGCTGTATATCTGCTCAATCGCGTCAGCACTATCATCTATTGCATCTGCAATATCATCTCTAACGTCAATTGCATATACAGCGCTCCTCAAGACGTTTACAGTATGTCTTAAATTAGCTAATATCGTTGATATTGCGCTCATTTATCAGTTTCCTCCTCCGCTATTATTGTTTCCGCTGCTACCGCTGCCGCTTCCACTGTTATTTCCGCCGTTATTCACATAAATTACTGTCGGTTATGGTAAGAAATTTTCATCTACAGGACCATGCCAGCCGTTTCCATCAAAGTATCCCACAATCGTATTGTTGTATTTGTCTACTATGTCGATCTGCCTGTAGAATTCTAATCTCAGCGTCGAGTTACTGCCTATAACCGCATCATACTCAGCTCCCCCATCCCCGGAGTCCGTGTCAGCTGACAGGTCTATGTATCCTACCTCTGTGCCGTATCGTTTCCCTCTCAGGACCGCTTGTTCTATCTCCAAACTTTCTTCTGATACTCCCTGACCGTCAGGCATTGATCTGGATGTAATTACTCCCGTATCACTTATCGTGAGATAATTTGATATCAACTGGAGCACTTTTGTAATCAATTCGCCGGTTTCCATGTCCCACGTTGTGTTGCCGGCAACGTCTGAGAGTATGCCTGCTTTGATGAGAGATGCAAGCAGCGTACCTGTTACAATAAAATCAGCGCAAAAATCTCCGTTAATCGACCATGCCGATTTCCATTTTGTCGGATCATTGTAATTACCTGCGGCTCCTCTATACATGCGTATGCCGTCCATGGAAAACTCCATTATCCTTGTCGACGTTGCTTTACTCGTCCCATTCATTAGAGATGTCCGCAGCCACAAGCCATTCTCGTCATACTCTTCGAGTTTGTGACCGCCCTCGGAACCGGTAAACTGTTTCAGGATGTTTGCGGTCTCTCTTGCGATCACAGCTTTTATTTTCAGCTCTTCTTTGTAAACTTCATTTTTGATGCTGGCAGAGCTGTCTGCAAATTGTCCGCTTATCGTCCGCTTTTTGTTCTTCCAAGATGCGCTGAGTGTTATTGTGTCTTTCTCCGGATGTGTCAGATGTAACGTCTGCTCCATTATCGGGAGTGTTATGTTGAGTCCATACGGAGGAGCATAACAAGGAATCTGATCACCTACAGACATATCATCCATAGTGCTATCGAGTGCAGACAGGTCCGCTGCCGTCAGCTTAAGCGTCATCGTCTCGTACTGATTTTTAGTAAGCCACTGTTGCCCGGCCTGTTTCAGCGTCGTAGCGTTATCAATCTCGTCAAATACAACCACTCTTCTAACATGTCCGAAGCTTGCTACTGCTGACGCTATTGATACGTAGTTCTTTCCGCTGTTTACCTCTTTGATATCAAGACGCTTTTCAAACTCCTCATCATCACTTTCAAGCCGTATCCCGAGCGGGATTACTTCGGTCACAATGTCAGATGACGTTATGTTCTCAGCATAATCCAATAAATTCTCACCAAAGTTGATTCCCTGTCTGTTTACCGTTCCAGCGTTGACGATATCAACACAATCAAGATATTTTGTTCCGTTTACGTACCTTACCCGAAAAAAACCTCCAAGCTCGGGATCAATCTGAGTCCGCAAAGCTGTCAGCGTATCATCATAATCCGTGACTTTACTATTAGTTACCGAACCGTAAGACTCATGTACGGAACATGTCCCCATCTGGAAGCGCTTACGCTCCTCCACCTGGCTATTATGTTCCGCAAGTAAATCTGTTATAAAACTCGTAGGGAATACCGGCCCGTAGTGCCACTGTGGCTGTATGCTGTCCATAAGATACGCAAGCTCACCAACAGCATAGATTTTCTTGCAGTTTCGTTTGTCCTTCGTCGATTCCCTGACTTCACCTTGAAATATCAGCTTAGAGCCCCTGTAGACGCTCACAATTGACTTACGGTTATAGATTGAGTTATACATCGGATTAAACGGAGGGATAGTAAACTCGCACGATCCAGCCTGACCAAGTGCAAGCTTTACGACAGGATCGATTGCAACGCACTCGGAATCGCCCGGATAGTATGCAGTTTTTCCGTCAATCATTATCGTGTACATTACAAGCTCTCTCCTCTGTAATCTATCGCTACTTTTGCGTCTCCACTGAAAGTTAATGTAACATCATAATCCCCACACACTTTCAGCTCAGGAAAACGATTTTTCCCTGATATCAGAGTGTAGTTTTTGTTTGGCCTGTTTGAGTGCATCGTTAAGGAGGATCCGCCAAGCTCGGTCACGGTAATCGTCGGAACTACTCCATTGCTATCCCCGCGGGGGATTGTTACCGTCCCTGATTCCGTAATCTGGATAGTACCGAGATAACGGAGCACATCTGTCAGGAAATTCATATCATCCCATTTGAGCTTCTCCTGAGATGATGCTCTCTCCTTCTTGTATGCGTCGCAGTATGCAGACATTTGCATTTTTCCGAGCCGTGTCAACCTGTCGGTATCCTTTACCTGAATCCTTCCGAGCCAGTAGTGAGACGGATCATCATCAAAGATAATCTTTACCTGTCTGCCCTCGATCGAATTCCTAATTTCTGACACTATCGTTGACCACAGCACCGGCTCCGTTTGCATTGCAAAATCCATTGTTATCTGCCGGCCTTTAAAGACCGGGCCGCCCGTCAATGCCTCACTCCAGTCGAGCAGATTTGACCGCCCCATAACCTGCAGGTAACTCGTTTCAAGTTCCGGATCTCCGATAGGATCCTGGCTCGTCATGATAAGGCCCCAGGTGCGATATGTATGATAGCTTGTGGAGCCGACTATGATGGTCGCTCCGAATTTATTCTGTATCACTGCCATGCTGCCCTTGCCGCCTCCAATCCAAGTCCCTGATCAACAACTCCGACCGTCTCTCCGGAGTCCATCACGATTCTCATAGATGCTATTGCGACTTTCAAAGCACGAATTTCCGCAATAATATCTGCATTATTTCCTCTGTCGATTGCCGTGTATGATCTCATAGGCCCATCAATCGTTCCGCTGATTGCGTCCATCGCTCGCTTTGTGCTCAAAGTCATCTCATCTTCCGGCATATTCTTTTCAAAGCCTACACCGATTCCGAGGGCCCAATTCTTACCTATGACGTTCTCCGCTTTGTGAGATGGAGATCTGATGTCCAGCCAGCTCACGAGGCCATCCCAAGCATCGGATACAGCACCAATGACCGCTCCGCCAAGGTTGCTTGCTATGCCCGTAATTCCGTCAATGATACCGTTTATGATGTTCGAGCCGATTGATGCCCAATCGAATTTTCCGAATTCTTCGAGGATAGAGCTGAACACCTCGGGGAGCATCGCAAGTACCTGCGGAATTGCCTGAATGATGCCTTTTCCGAGTTCAACGAGCATTTCTACACCTTTTTGTAAATACTCCGGCAAATGCTCTGCTATCGTCCCAAGGATATCAACGAGGACAGTGCCCATAGTCGTCAGAATCTCCGGTCCGTTATCAAGAATACCCTGTCCGATATGCTGAAGCATCTCGACACCTTTCTGCAAATATTCCGGCAGATGCTCCATTAAAAACGAGATCAGATTTGTCGTTATTTCGCCCATAGACGCTATCACAGACGGGGCATTTTCGAGAATTCCCATTGCAAGCTGTTCAATTGACTGAATTCCATGGTCAAGGAATACAGGAAGATTCTCTTCGATGTAAGCAAGCACCTGGTCGACGATCTGACCGAAATTGTCTACCGCTGCCGGCGCTCCCTCGATCAGTCCCATTCCGAGATTTGTGACCATATCGAGTCCCTGTTCGAGCAACGTAGGACCGTATTCTGTCAGCGTCGTTATGATTACCTCACCTACTCCAAGCAGTGCCTCTCCGATGAGCGGCATGCTTTCGAGTAAGCTTTGTGCAAGTGTCCCGATTATCGAGATTCCCGCCTCTACAATCTGCGGCAAATTCGTAATAAATGTTTCTGCAATCGCTGTGATTATCTGTGTGGCAATCTGTGCCATCTGCGGGAGCATTTCGCCCACTCCGTCTAACATTGACTGGATTCCTTCCGTCACCATACCGATTCCCTGATCAGAATTTCCGTTGAAGATTTCTGTCAGTCCGTCCATGATCTGAGTCACCGACGGAAGGAATTCCTGTAGCATCCCTCTCGACAGCCCGGAGAAAGCCGTCTGCATATCCTGCAAGCTGTCCTGATATGCCGCTGCCGCCTTGACAGCATCCTCTGACATCACACCGCCGAGCTCTCGCACTCTGTCCCTCATGGCCTGCGTATCCTCGGCGCTTGTATTGAGCAGTGCGCCCAGCTCCGTCGCACCTCTTCCGAGTGTCTTGCCGGCAAGATATGTGCGCTGAGTGCTGTCCTCTACATTCTGGAGTGCGGCGATTGTCCTCTCGAAGAGCTGCTCCTGAGACATTGATGCAATTTCTTCCTGAGAGATACCAAGCTTATCAAAAGCATCAGACCCATTCTCCGCAGCATTTGCCAGTGTCTTCATACTGGCCTTCATCGTCTCCATGCTTGTGCCGGAATGCTGCATGACCGCATCCCACTCTTGGTATGTTTCGGCGCTCATACCCATCTTCTGAGACATTTTATCGATGTTGTCACCGTATTCCGCGATACTTCCCACTCCGCTCACGAGAGCTCCTGTTACAGCCGTTCCCGCCGCAGTCACCGCCCCAAGTGCGGCAACTCCCACTCCCGCAGCCGAGGCAATCCCCGCCCCGAATCCGCTTGATACCTTCTCGCCTGCACTCTGGCCTGCTTTTGCCGCTTCCGGATCCAGCACAGATGTTATGCTATCTGTGATTCCATCAGCTGACGGAACTATCTGCACATATGCTTTTGCTAATTCTGTTGCGCTCCTCCTATGCACCTCCTAAAATACGGAGTTTTTCCGCTTCCCATTCCTCTGCTGATTCATAGCTCACTATCTCATCAGTATCCTCATCTACGATACCCATGAGTGCCTTATACACTGATTTTGGAGTGGCATCTCCTCCCACTATTGCATAGTTTATCGATGCCAGTACATCAAAGCACAGCGCCAACATAATCGTCTCTGTATTGTGCTTTTGCTGTGCCATTAATAATTTTATTCTTGAATTTTCCCTCAAACCGCAAGAAAGCATTGCCAGTGTCTTTATTGGCAATGCTTCCATGTCTGTCACTTGATATGTCTCCCACAGGTCACAAGCAAGAGCATCCCTGTCAACTGCAAGCATTGCGGCGAGGGTTATCATTTTTTTGCGTCAGCATCAGCCTCCCGAATCGCTGCGACGATCTCATCCGTCTCGGAGAGCAGTACTCTTATATCTGCCCTTCCTGTCTCGCTCTTTCTTGCCAGATGCTTCATGAATCTTTCGATTTCATCATTATCATCTGAAAAGACAGCGTCAATCATTTCAAATGCGCCTTCTGCTCGCTCATCAGGTGTAAGCTTTTTATTGCTCAATTTCGATGCGGATTTGATGAATTTCGCATCATAAGTAATTCCGGGATTTACTTTATAGTCAAATCCTGATGATGTTCTGCCTTCTATCATGAGTTACCTCCCTTTTTTTACGACACAGCCATAATATACTCGTGATGCGTGTCACCGTTGCTGTCCGGATACGCTGTGATAGTCACTCTGTATCCGACCGCCTCGTCCCTCTTATAGACGACTTCGGCCACTCCTGTCACTTTCCCATTCGGGATAACCACACGTTTTACTGCATTCTTCATGATCATGTCTACAACATAGATCTCATTATCGAGCTCGCTGTTGTTAGATTTTACATGGATCCCCTGCTCAAGAGTGCCCTCGACATTTCCGGAGCCGTGTACGATCTTCAGGACTTCCGGATTAAGTGATTCAATCAGCGTGACCTCGTACTTGTCTGTTTTTTCCGAGGAGGAATCCACTACCTGACCGCCCCACTCTTTTATATCGTTGCTCGTTCTCTCTCCGATTTCCTTCAGGCCGTCCTCGGAGCAGTAGCCTGCATCTACATAATCATTGCTCAGTGCTGTCGTCGCATCTGTCGGAAGCGTCGCAGTCAGAGGTGCATGATACACAGCTCCTCCTACCTTCGGCTTACCGGTTGAAACATACTTTTTGTCCATAACAATCTCCTCTGCCGTTTAGAAATACGTGATATCAAAAACTGCCTGATATCGATATTCTTTTGTTGATGTGTTCGTGAAGTCATAGTCTGAATTGATATCACAGGAGAATATCCCATCCTCCTGCTCAAATTCTTCCATTGCTTCTTTTACCGCCTCGCAGATCTGTGCTGCTCTCAGCTTGCTTATAACGCTTATTGACTGGATTGCATAAGTTGCTCTATCAACCTGATTCGTTTTTCCTCCTCCGGTCCTCTGGATAAGGATATATTCCGCATATCCTCTCCCCGCATGCTTCTCGTTAGACGTATGCAGTCCGGTCTTTTTTCGGAGGTAACTGATTATCTTATCCTCAAGCATTCCCCAAATTCCTCAATATGGTGTTGTTTTCCAAATTATCCTGCATCGCCTCTTTGGATTCCGTATAGACGGATGCAACCACTCTGGAGCCTACATCATAGGTATCTGATGCATACCCATTCCCGCAGCTCTGAGCAATCCTTGCCGCCATCGGTCCGCATGTGTTCGTCCCCACTTCTTTCAGGAGTTCCTGAATCCCCGCATCATTAAGCTCAATCCTCATTCTCGATCCGCTCCACGCTTACAATCTTATGCCAGTCCAGAGGTACCATCTCCTCTATCCCCTGCCGTATATCCCCGATTGTTCGGAAGATTTCACCGAAAAAAGACACTTTTGTGCCGGCAGTCCAGTTGTGATTATCCCCCTTCGGAAGCCCGAGCTGATATATGACTTTTCTACCGGTGAGTGACAGCGTATCAAGCGCTTCCTGTGCGCTCACAGGAGATACAAGCACATTGTTGATTGTCACCTCTGATTCTGTATAAATCGGGTTTCCGAAGCTGTCCTCTCCGCTCTCTGTGCGTTCATACAGAGTGACCGGTATTCCCTTTATCTGCATCATACAGTTCTATCCTCCCGAGTCTCTGTTTCTTTTTAAGTCCTAAACGTGCGAGTTCGTTATCATAGAAAAATATTCCGCCCTGAGGATTGAGATATGTTCCGGATATAGAGTAACCGAGAGCGGCCTGTGAGAATTGTGTCATGGGCTCTGATGTCGTTGAAGATCTCAATATCCTTGTGACCGCTGCAATTGTTACATCCTTTACAACGCTCTTATAGACATCTCCGTCTTCAATCATCTGATCGAGATCATATCCTCTCTCTTTTGCCTGCTGTCTCAGCGTATCCGAGGCGACATCGAGCAGATATGTAGCACGAGCGGCCTCTGTCTCTGTGAGGGCTCTCCAAAGATTTACAATATCTCCTGTCGTTGCAAATGCGCTCATTGTCTCCTCCTATGCTTTGAGCTGGCCATTCGGCCAGCCCCTTCTCAACATGATCAATATCAGCCTGCGTATGCAGTCACTCTCGCAAATGCGGCCTCATCCAGGATGCCCCATCCGATGTATGCCTCAGCTCTGAGCACTACCTGATTCTTCCGCTTCAGGTCGCCCTGTCCGTCCGGATCACCGTACTCGATGACTTCCATCGGCATCTGATCAGCAAAGCCCCATCTGAATGCATTCCAGTCACCCAGGATAATTGCATCAGCAGTTCCGCCTGTCGCAATCTTCGACACTGTCGAATTAACATCACACGGGATCCCGTTCAGAGCTGCCGGATTTGCACCCATCCTGAACTCCGGATACTGTCTCACACCGTTCGCTTTGATCTTTGCCAGTCTCGAGCCGAATGTTTTAGAGAGTGCAATGCCGTTTACACTGTATTCTCCGATCGCTGCCGCTGCCGCTTCCAGATCATCCTCCGGGTCAGCCGTGCCGGCAATGGCCGTGATGTGGTCAAAATGGTTATTCCCGATTGTTTCCGATGCTTCAAGCGTTGCCGGATTCAGTCCATGGAAGCCCATGATATCAAAGCCGGATGCAATCTTCTTTGCAAAACCATCTGTGAACTCCGTGAGCATCGGCAGGGCCTTCTCTTCTGAGCATCTCATGAATTCATCTGTCAGCCTGTGCTGATAGACAACTTTGATCGGCTTGATTGTCTTCGGGCCAATTGTCGCATTCCCTGCCGGCTTATTCTCTCCCTCACCGACAATTGAGATCTCGCTGTCAAGCGAGAATGTAAAAACGTCAATCCCGCTGAAGGGGATCGGCATTGAGCCGCACAGCTTGGCGATTGAGGAGTGTCCTCTTACCTTCGTAAAAACCTCATTACTTACCTGCTGCACGAAATCTGTTGAAGTTGTAATAGCACCCATTATTTACCTCTCATTTCCCGCAGAGCATCAAGAGCTTTCGCTTTTGCCGCTGCGTTTGTATTGTCTCCTCCGTCGTGTGATCCTGCCGGAGCCGGTGTCCTCCGTCCTCTGATGCTGTCGGCCCATCCTTTGGCATCTGCATCAATCTCTTTTTCCGTCTTTCCCTGAAGACGGAATGCATCGTCGAGATTGATTCCGTATTTACGGGCTGCATTGATTTTGCTGAGGCTTAAATTTGCAGTATCGCACTCTTCTGTGAGAGTTGCAATCTGTGTCTTGTAATCCTCTTCGGTCTTCTGGAATCCTGCAACTCTGCTCTTGAGATCCTCATAGTCGCTGTATTCCGCTCTGATTGACCTTTCCTGCTGATTCAGGCGTCCCTGAATCGCTTTGTCAAAATCTTCCTGCGTCGTAATCGGGTTAAATGTTTCACTCATTGATTTTTCCTCCTTATTCGCATTTACCGCTGCTATCACGTAACTTTATGTTACAACAGTTTTTTATTCATTTTTTCGCCCCGTTTCAGCAAAACAGGACCGACTTGCGCCGGTCCCGCTTTAAAGGAGGTAATCTCATGCGAAGAAATGCATCATGATCACATATGTATCTTACAATACTTTTTCATTCTTTTTTTCGCCCCGTTAATAACCATAGCTCTGCTTTTTCTTCTCTTTTGTCGTCATACACAGCCAGTAAGCAAGACTTACCGCCTCCAGGAGAGTAATGTCAAGGCCCTCAACCTGTGCCTTGTACCCGTATCCTCCTCCTGTGCCAATCTTCCTATGGTCGCAATTCCCTACGACCTGCACAAGAGACGGCTGACCGCTGTGCTCGATATTTCCTCCATATATGCCCTGCTCAAACATGGCATTTGCATCAATGATGTCCTGTACTTTCGGGATTGTTGGTTTCGGCAGTCTATTCGATCGCATCTCCTCCTGCAATATGCTCTGCCCGGATGCTCCGTCAATGACGCATGCTCTCCAGTCTGCCTGCTGTAAAAATTCAAGAATCCACGCATCCCCATCCTGTCTGCTCCGGCAGTCAATAGCTTCTACCCATACAGCTCCCGCTGCCGTTCTGACCGCTACAGCCATCGATACAGAGCTTAATTCTGTCGATTGGCTGTATTTCACGGCAACAAACAACTGCCCTCTGAATTGAGGGAGTGTCTGCGGAACGAGAGACATCCATGTTTTCTTGCTAATTACCGATGTCTGAGAATATTTGAACCAATATCCCAAACGCTGGATAATGAAATCATTGAGATCCCCGCCAACTTCATCTGCAATCGTCCTCTCTTTGAGCATGTATCCGAGAGACGGATTTGTCTCTATCCAGAGATCACGGTC